CAGTGCCATGATATATTGTTACTTTTTTTATTGGTTTATATGTTGCCATAAGTGTGTAAATTTTTAAACTAGATAAATCTAATAAATTTTCTTTACAATCACACATAAAAAATATTTTAGGATGACTAAGAGTTTTACAGAGTTACCAAACCTAAGTAATATTTATGTTGTTGTTGCTGTTAAAGCTGCTGTGTCAACTACAAGACCAGCACCACTTGCTGCATCATATTGTCTTGGTAGCTCGAATTGTCTAGCTAACAAATTGATTGTCAAACCATTTTGGTCTGCATAAGCTGCTCCTGTACCACCTTCCATACTTGCTAAATTTAAGAAAGTTTGATTTCTAAAAGGTACATCCTCATTAGCGTATTTCTCACTTAAACCTACAACTAGCTTTTCATCGTTAGATGTGACTACTATCGCCATCATACATTCGTTAAGCATTGACTGTAACTCGTGCATTTTTGTATTATTTATCTGTGGTAACATAAAGTTAAGACCACACTCAAATACTGTAGAACCATTTTCTTTAGTTGCGTTAACTGTCATCTCAGCAGTTTCATTCTTAAATTCAAAAACAAACCAAGAAGCTGTTGAACCACCACCACTTGTTATGCTTGTAACATCATGTTTACCAGCAGAGTTACTGTAAGTTACAACATCGTCTGATGCAAAACTTCTTAGACAAATTTGCTTAATACCACCTGTGGTCTGTAAAGCTGAACAATCTATTGCTATACCTGTATCTATTGCCATGTTATTATTTTTTAAAAGTTATTAAAAGTAATATGAGAGGGTTTTTACACCCTCTCTAAATTAC